CGCCTGAAAATTGCCATACCAGAGCAGATTTATGGCACCCGCCGCGCATCCCCAGATCATCGGCACCGGCAAGGTGGCAATCGATGTATTGATTGAGATGTCGGTGAATTCAGGCTTTGCCGATTTTCCACCGCCGAAGAGCCAACTCATGGACGCCTCCAGGGGCTGAAGTAACGGCGGTTCTTGTTTTCCGAGAGCGGGCTGGGCAGCGAGATATCGGATTCCACCACCATGCCTTCAGGCTGATAGGCATGAACAACGAGCGGCCAGCCGACGACGATTGCGCCATGGGCATAAGAACGACCGATCTTCCACACAGCCATGTCGCCAGGTTCTGGCGTTTCGACTTCCGCCGAACAGGCCATCATCGCGCCGAGATATCGTTCATCGTCGCGGTGCAGATGCCATTGAACGGAATAAGGACGAGGATCGAATTTTGGAACAACCCCGGTATCGACATAAACGCGCACCAGCAGCATGCCGCAATCGACACCGGCACCCAGCACATCGGCCTGATGATGATAAGGCGTGCCGATCCAGCGCCTGGCCTCTTTGACCACAGCTGCGCGTTGTTCGGCTTCCGACATGCTGGCTCAATACATCGACAATTCGGGAGGCGGCACAAAAGGAAAACCGCGAAAATTGGCGAGGTTGTTGAAACGCGACTGGCACGTCGTCATCGATTTGTCGCAGCCTTTGTAGACAACAAAGCTGTCGCCTGCCGTCGGCACATAATCGAGAGGTCGCGCTAAATAGAGACCTGATGTTGTCGACTGGCGCACCGTGCGCGAGACGCCGACATTAGCGCCGCTTTCAAAAGTGACTGTTCCTTGATCGTAAGTATCCGCTGCCGACCCTGTCCAAGGTATAAAAGTCAGAGATGGACTCGATCCCACCGTGCCGGATGCGCCATTGGACGATTTGACCATCGTGCAAAGCCCGTCATAGAGCGTGTTCAGGCAACTCGGCTGCCAGATGTCGCGCGGCATATCGACGGCCAGCTTGTTCAGCATCGATTTGACGGTCATTTTGCAGCTGAGGCGGCCGATATTGTCCACTGTCGCCACAAGGCCATGAAAAGAAATGACGGCCGCGTCTCCTATGACGGTTCCACCCGGTTCTGTTAGGACGGCCCGTGCCCTTTCGATCGTGGCACCGTCAAAACGGCCTTCGCGTACCGCAATCGGCCAAGCCAAACCAGCAATGGTCGATGTCGGTTTAAAAGAAATGTCCAGCTGCTGTTCGTCGATATCGACGCCACAGGTTTGCTTCAGTTTCAGGCCATCGATCAGGATATCGCCAGCGACATAGACCAGCGATGGATTGCCTGAAACCGGGATCGTGACCGTATATTGCGCGTTCGTGTACCGGGCAATCGTGCCGTCGGCCAGAGTAATCGTAAAACAATCGGCAAAGGCAAGTTCACGGCTATTCGCCAGTGCCGAGATAACCGCTGATGGTGCCGACTTCATGGGATCACCGTTGTCAGCTTGAGTTCATGTAGCGACCAGAGGTTTGTCATAAATTCCTCGAAGTCTTGCTGATCGGTCGCAAAGCGGCAGATAAAATAATAACGGAACGTCGCTGTGATCTGAGCGCCGTTCGCTGGAGCCGTGTTGAATACCAGCTGGTTAGGTGATGTGAATGTATAGCTGTCGGGGTCTTGTAAGGTTCCAGCTACATAGACAGCGGTAAAATCTGCGTGGAACACATAACCTGCGGGTTCTGCCGCCTCGCCGACTGTCCGCAAAAGCGTGAAGACAGTCGTTGTGCCGTCACCTGTGCCTTGCGCTCCAGTTGTGACGTAACTGTCCGCCGAATTTTGCGTGACAGCACCGAGGTCGAGCAGAAAAGTATCGTACTGGCCTTGCCGCGCCAGAAAAAACCCCATCAAAGTTTGAATTTCCTGCGTGGCATCGCCATGCAGCACATCAAAAGAAAGCGTCAGATCGTAAATGGCATATTGCTGCCATGCCGTGCGGATTTCGCGTCCCGACACATGGCTTGCCACGCGCGTATTGAACTTTGGCGAAACATGAACGCTCCAGGTAAGACCGGGAGCTAATGGCAGCTTTTCAGTACTCACAGTGGGCGGACTCCCGACAAGGACAAGAACTTCGATGGCGACATAGCCAAGCCGCACCGGTGCATCGCCTTTGGCGGCGAGTTCAGTGCCGACATAGGATTGCCGTACCGGTTGAAAGCTGTTTGCGAGTGCTTCCGCTGCGGCAAGATCGAGGCGGACAGGCGCGGTGCCTTTCGCTGCGGATTCAGCGGCAACAAAATCGACACGCGCGGACATGGGTGTTAAGTCACAAGCTCGACGCCGACCTGAAGGGCGTTCACCGCTCCGTAAGTCCAGCTGCTGCCGGTATTGGGATCGGACGTAAAAATATCCGTGTGACCGGCGTAACTGCCGTTCGTATTGACGACAGCGCCAGTGGCCTGCACCGATCCCGATTGAATTACGGATTTAACCTGGCGCTGGCCGGAATCGTCCTGCCGCGCCACGACAATACTTTGCACAGCTAGGATTTGCGGCGCGTTGGCAACCGGCGAGACCGTATAAAGATCAATATCGCCCGGCGTCGCGCACGAAACGTAAGAACTATCATCCATGTAAGGATTGCTGGCCAATTGCCAGTTGAAGGAAGCCGATCCGGTTGGCGTCCATTGGGTGGAAGCGCCGACCCCATTTGGGGTTTGCGCCGGGACGCGGACATTGCCGAGAAAATTGTTCAGCGATGACCCTGTGTTGTCGCAGATATAAAAATCATCGACCATATCAGCACCGAGCGTGCCGAAATCAAGTTGATCGACGCCGGTTGAAAGCGTGATGCTGCCGGATGCGGTATTTTGTGACACCGCCGATAAAACGACAGTCTCATTGACGCGCACGGTGCAAGCGCCTGCGGTCGGGGAAATGACGCCATAAACTTCAATATATTGCCACACAGCGCCGGGTATAACCGCCATCGGCGCAGAGGCCACCGCATTCCCGGATGATTGCGGGGTAAAAACAATCGCGCCCGCCGACGTAAATTTGAGACTGAAATTTGTGCCTTTCGTCGTGTCGTTAAAATCGACTGTGACGTTCGGCGGATTGAAGATCGCAAAACCGCAATAAAAAGTACCAAGCCGTGACGGCAAATTGCATTGTCCTAATCGTGCTGCGCCACCACCGGCCCGGCCTTGCCCTGGAAATATCGTCGCATTCGTAAAACCGAGGCTTGCCAATTGAGCAGCCGGAGCCAGCGGCGTTAGATAATCAAATCCGGCGCATTTGATCAGGGCCATAGTGAGCCTCAATTATTTTTGAACGCTCCGTTACGCGCCTGATTGGAGAGCCAGCGACGCATGGTCGAACCTTGCTGTGTCAGCACGGAGTTCAGATCGACATTGCTTTTGGCGTTGATCGTCGGTGCGTAATGAAAGTTGGTATCGCCGGAAGACTTATTGTTGATGGTGCTTCCACCCGGCGCGTCATTTGAATTTGCGTGACGCATATTCTCAGCCGCATCATTCGGCAGCATCATGCTCTGATGACCACCATAGCCGAGCATCGATTTCCCGGAACGGATATCAGCCGATTGCGCAGCAGGGACGATGATTTCACCTTTATGGATTTGCGCGACCATGTCATGCGAAACGCTGTCAGTGCCTTTGTCGAACATCGCCAGCATGCCGACCATACCGAGAATACTGCCTAATCCGCCTCCACCTCCGCCGCCGCCCGTTGCGGAAGCCGTCGAAAGCGCAGCTGTATTTGCGCCAACCGCTGCTGTATTGGCATCGGTTTGCAGCGTGTTGCCGACGAGGTTTGTTGTTTGTGAGGCCGTATTACTGGTCGTAGCTGCAGTTCCAGCCGTTGTCGTGGCCGAATTCATGGTCGTGACGGCGGTGTTGCCGGTCAAAGAAGCCGTGAGTGACGTTAAGGCAGTTGTGTTGGCCGTTAGCGCTGTGGTTTGTGCCGTTTGGCTTCCTGCGCCAATTGCCCCTTTTCCCATTCCCAAGGCGGAGCCGATGCCGCCCATGGGGCCACCGGCACCCATTGCACCACCGGTAAGGCTCGCTATCTGTGAGGCGAGACCAGAGAAAGCCTGTTTAATGCCGGACTGGATAAAGCTCATCACGATGTTTTGCGCGAGTTTGCGCATACCATCCTGCAGCGTCTGTGTTCCGCGCAGCATGCCTTCGATCGAGGAGTCGAAAGCATGTTCGATAGGTTCAAAGGCGCTCGTCCAAGCCTGCGTTACCTGTTGCGAGGCCTGCTTGTTGAGATTGAGGGTGTCGACCGCATATTGCTCGTTGGCTGCTGCAAGTTTGGCCTGAGCCTCGGCGATTTGAACCGGTGTGCTGTCGCTTCCGCTGATGACGTCGTTAAATTCAGCCTGTTTAGCCGCGTATTCCGCTTTTAGGGCATCCATGCGGCGGTCGAGATCAGCTTTAGCTCCGCTGCCGTCGACGTCGCCAAAAAGAGAGTCAACTATACTACTTTTGCCTTTCGGCGCAGGCGCACCAGCTAGATCAATCTTTTCGATTTCTGCCGTGCTTGCGAGTGCGATTTCGCGGATTTTGCGTTCATCCTGCGATTGCTGTTGCACAAGGCGCGTCTTCTCGTCGAGCGCGGCTTTGTAATTCTTGATATCGTTACCGTAAAGAGCCTGGCCTTCCTGCACCCATTGATTGGCGAGTGCGATCTGCTGGGCAACATTGCTTTTCGATGCGTCGATCTTGAGGCGCATATTCTCGGAGAAATTCTGCCATTCATCTGACAGCGCCTTGCTGGAAAGGTCATGCTGAAGGGAGGAGATTTCTTTGCGGATTTCGATTTCCGCCTTGGAACCGGCCTGAACCTGGTCGAGATGCGATTGCCAGTATGCCAGATCGTATTGTTTCTCTTGCTCACCAGCCAAACGGTGCTGCGCAACTTCCTGTTCAAGTTCGTCACGCAGCCCCTGCAATTGCCCGGAACCAACGCGATTATTCAATTCGCGCTGTTGCCTCTGGAGAAGGGCGATATTGTCCTGAATAATTGTGGCTTCGCCACCGGTCGCGGATTTCAGGGCTTCTTCGTCGCGCGCTAATTCCTGTTTGATACGGCCGCGCTCGGCATCATCCGCTTTAAGTTTAAGATTTTCGTCCTGAATTTCACGGAGAATGCGCAGCTGCTCGGCACCGCCGTCAGCAGAGGCCGGTGTTCCAGCCGATGGAACCGAAAGTGACGGTGCCGTAAAACCTTCAGCTGCGGTCTTAGCGCCATGCAGCCGGTCGATCATGATGCCAAGGCCGCTTAAAACATGGCCGAGGCTTTCATTGAAACTTGTGAGCCAGCTACTTTCACCTATGGCATGGGTCAAACCCTGCCATGCGTCTTTGAGATCGTTTACGCCTAATTGAAGCGGCGTTAGACCGTCATTGACCAGTGGCCCGAATTTCGCCTGTAATGCCCCGATTGCGACTGCAAATGCCTGAGCTTTCTGGCCACTTTCGTCAAAGTCATGGATCGCTTGCGCCTGCGACGTTGAGAGAAAGGAAAAGCGATTGTCCAGTTTCGTAATTGCGTCGTATCCGCCATCGAGCGCCGAAACCAGCTCTTGCGATGCTTTGGAAACATCCGTGCCCGTGACCCTTGCATAACCGGCGGCGGCCTGACCAAGCTGAACATAAGAATTGACGCCAATGTCTCGTTGTCGCGAAAACAACTCGACCATTTCGGTCGCTATTTCAGTATTAACGCCGTGAAGCTGGCGAAGCGCATCTATAGTGGTGCCAATCTGCGCGTTTGTGACGCCAAAACTGGCACCCGTTGCATCGAGCGCTGCTTTTATTTCGCCATAGGACTCCTGCCACTGTTCGGCAATGCCGGCCGCCTTAGCAAAAGAACCGACGAGCAAAAGAACAGCGCCAACTGTGGCGGTAATCGGCGTCACCAATGTGGCGAGAGCGCCGCCAAGCCCGCCCGTGCGTTCGGACAGCACAATAAGTGACCCAGCCCCGCGCTTATAAGAACCGATTAAGGTTTCATGCGCGAGAACCAGTTTTTCGCGGAAGATTTGAGCGTTATGTTCACCTTCACCGGATTGCCGCGCCAACGCCGCCCGATTAGCTTCAACCGCGCTGCTTAATTTAGAGACACTGGCTTGGGCGGCATTTGCGGCCTGTGCCGCCGATGCCAAATTGTCCTTCATGGCTTGTGAAGGGGCTGCGGTCTTGCTCATTTCCGAAGCCAAATCGCGCAATGACGTTTGTGTCGATTTGTATTCCGCGCGTGCAACAGCAAGCTTTGCTGTCAAGTCATCGATTTTGACGGTAAGGGTGGAGGCGACAACATTACCCATGGTTCAAGCCTTAAAGCCGACGAACCATTTCAGCAGCGTATGTGCGGGTGGGTTTCGGCGCCAATATGCGAGGAGATCGAGATAGGCAGGAAAGGGAAGCGCATCGATTTCGGCTGTTGTATATCCGCAAGCGGTCATCAGGACGCCGTAGATGTCGATCCAGTCGAGGTTGGCGAGGCTGTTGCCGGAGCCACCGGCTGTGCTTCCCCCGGTTCGATAGCCCGCATTTCGACGCCCATCAGTCTGGCAACGACTTCGACGGCCTGTTTCAGTTCGGGAAAGGTCACGCCGACAATTCCGTCCACTTCGGCGGGGGTCACTTTGGGATTGGCTGCGTGCATGGCGAGATAAATAATTGTGGACTGCGCGCCCATGCCCTCAGGCGTATCTATGCCGATGCGTGTGAAGGCTGGGCCTGCCTGACGTAACTGCCCCAGCGTTAAGGGCGCAACGGGAAATTCACGACCACCGAGGGTGATCGTTTGATCATTGCTCATATCAATACTCCTGGTTTTTTGGGGTTAAGCGAAAAGATCGAGCTGGTCAGACGTCGACGCCTGCAGCAGCCGCGAGAGTTCGGAACGCATAAGCTGCAGCCAGTGGGACGACGCCGTTACCGCAGAGGCGCAATCTGTCCACCCGATAGGCCATCCCATAAGCCACTCGACAAACAGCGGGTTTAAGCTGAGGGTCGATGCATTCCCATCTTTCATGCTCCGTGGGGCCTGGCGGCCAAGGATCGAGTTGGTCGGCACGTTGTCCGACGTTGCCGCCCCGTCCTTCCAGTCGCGGCTCATCGGCGTTGCCCATGCGACACCTTCATCGGTTAAGTTTCGACCGCCAGCTTTTGTTCCAAAGCGTCCAACTCTTTCAGGATTGCCTTGCGCAACGTCATGCGCTTGCGGCGTCGCCCACGAATTCACAATTTCAGTTCGATTGCTGCCACTTGATCTTTTGCCGGCGCATGTACGCGGTGTCGGCCATGAGGATTGAACCGCGACCATCGCCAGATTGAGGCCATGCTCGCCTTTCATTTGTGAAGGTGTTGGTTTCGTTTGCCGGTTTGTGTTCGGATTAGCCATCGGCGTCGGCCATACAAACCGCGCCTGATTTTCAAGGCCGACTTGTCGTTTTCGCCCGTCTGGCATTGCGCCGGTCAAAGACATATCAGCCGGATTGGTTCGGCCGCCGTTCGGACAATTCGGCGTGTACCAGAGTGTTTGAACTGCGGCGGCGGCCAAATGCAGAGTGCCGTTACCATGCCGACTATTCGGGCCACCTTTTTCGCCATCAGTTGCCGTCGCTGTCGGCCAATGGGCTTTGGCAACCTGATAAGGAAGTTCTTGATGCGCTAAGTCGAGATCTTGTTTTGTGTATGGAAAATCCAGGGGCTGCAAAACGGTTTCAGCAAGCGAAGGGGTGCGCAAAACATTCCGGCCATCTTTACGGATCATCTTTTCTGGCGGCCTGGCTTCATTGACCCTTGAGTCAGTTGCTGTGGCGGTAGGCCAGGATGAACAATCGTTCTCGTCTATGGGGAGCGCCGACTTCCTCCGCTGCAAACAAGCCAGCCGCAACACGGTAACCCATCGATCGAAGGTCATCATCGACTTGTTCGAAGCCCAATCGTAAATGTCCGCCGACATTTTCGAAGAAGCAAAGCGGCGGGTCGATTTCGGCGACGATGCGTCGGATATGGGGCCAGAGGTGTCGTGGGTCTTTATCGCCGAGTTTTCGTCCGGCGACGCTAAAAGGTTGGCATGGATAACCGCCATGAACGATATCCACGAGGCCGCGCCACGGTTTGCCGTCGAAACTTGTAAGGTCGTCCCAGACAGGCGCTTGATCCAGGGCCTTGTCTTCCATCCGCGCCACGAGAGTGGCTGCGGCGTAGGCGTCCCGCTCGACATAACAAATAGTTCTATATCCGGGCATGGCGATGTGGAGTCCGAGATCGAGGCCTCCGGCGCCAGCACAGAGTGAAAGTCCGAATACGGCTTTCCCGCCGCCAGCATGGTGTCTGTTACCAGCGGAAGATAAAGCCACGCCATTCAAACGCCGTTCCGATCCTTCGGAAAATCGTCGTCCGAGTAATATTCCTGCGGAATAAAACTTTTAAGCTTCGCAACATCGACTTGTAGTTTCTGCGCGAGTCCGTTCAATTGCTGATTGACGCTGTCCGGAACAAGCGCCGTCACGACATGGCCGATAGGCACAGCGGCGCTCATAACCATTGTCATGGTCAAAGGCGTTGCCGCCGTCAGGCCGAGAATGCCTATTGGCGGGATGGCAACACCAGCAGCGACGAGAACGGCACCGATGGCACAGGTAATGATACTAGCGGCGCCCCCAGCCAGAACACTTGTCGTGGGCTGAAAGTTTTTAATCGCAGCAGTGATAAGGCTGAGGGCGCTCATAGTTATCTCCTTGTCTGTTTTCTTATTTGGGCGATGACGTTGTGGTACCGGTGTTGGCATCGGTTGAACCACTGTTGTTGTCATTGCCGGTAGCTTGGGATGGATCGCTCAATGCCTGTGATCCGCCACTTGGTGTTTCCGCAGAATTCATCGCGGCAACGGCGGCTTCGATTGCGACATTGATAGTGTTTGTCGCCACATTGAGGATATTTGCAGCGGACAGGTTAGAAACAATCGAAGCTGTTGCTGCAGCCAGTTTCTGAACGCCGGTTCCACCCGCATTTTCAGCAGCGGCAACGGCATCGGTCACGATCTTGAGGCCTGCGACGCCGAGTTCATTTTCAACAGCCGATTCAGCGGACACAAAGAAAGTATCGACCACTTGTTCTGCTTCCTCAACGTCCGGCTTGAGGACGTTATTCCACAAATTCTCAAAAAACTGTTCAACGCTTGTAAGGATGCTCATGTGTTTCTCCAGCGCGGCATGTTGAGAGCAACCGGCAGCACGCGCCGCGTAAACGCGAAGTCGGTTGTTTCAGGAATGTCGGTTCAGGAAGTGGAAGACAGAGAGCCGCCGGCCTTTTGATAAACGGCCAACAGATCGCTCAATTTGTTCTGGCGCTGTCCATACGGCGCTCCGGGCAAGCTGGCCCAGATCGTTGAACATTTCAGGATGGCGGTGATGATATTGCCTGCAGCGATATCGGCCATCGCCCGCCGTTCGGTAATTTGCTGAACGGCGATTAAATCCTGTGACGTCGGTGAGAAGTCAGACAGTTTGAGCAACTGCTTGTAAGCATCAAAATACTTGGCAAGCAGCTGGTAACGGCCTGCAGCCGTCGAATCCAGTTCGGCATTCAAAATGCGCGGATGATCGGCATAGCTATCGAACAGAAGAGGATGCGACGGCGTTGATCCGACCAGCACATTATAGCCGTTGTCGCTTTCCGTAATCGTCGTCGTGCCTTCCGACCATGCAAGCATGTCGAGAAAGGCCTGCCGGTTGCCGGGCATTAGAGCGTACTCGACCAGTCGAAGAAGCGGCCAAGGCTGTCGGTGAAGGCCGAGAATTCAAAGTCGGGGACGGTGAAATCCTCATTCTTGAAATCCCAGCTCATTTTCGTCGGTATGGCCGCGTAAAGAGTCAGCGACAAATTGTTCCCAGCGTAGTTGTTGTTCAATTTCATCTGGAACTGAGGCGAAGACCCCATCAGCTGGTTAACCGCCGTGATCCGGTTGCCCGTCATCGTCTCAAAATAAGCGTATGAGATCAGAACATTGATGCCTTCATCAGCCGCGGCGAAGGTGTAAGTGCCGCTCGTCATATCGCATGAGTATTGGCCAGTAGTCGGGCCGGTTGAGACGCGCGTCATCTGAATGCCGGTTGCGGCATTAAAAACGCCGAGGTCTACGCCGGGCGTTCCGGATGACATGGCCGAGCCGTTTGCCACGATGATGTGATAAGGCGAACTGCTCGGAATGGGCGTTCCGTTTGGGCCGCCTTCATCGACGATGGTGATTTGTTCGCCGACGTTCAGCGTCTGCCCCAAAAAGGCGTCGTTCAGCTGACGGGCGTTCAGATTGGCGATCTTGGCTTTGCCGGTTATCTTTTGCTGGCCGCGCGCGACAGCAACAGGTGCCTGATATTGCCCATAAAGCTCTTTAACTTCGAAGGACATATCAACACTGACGTCCTGCAAGGTGCCGATGCGTGTTGGCGTCGGCACGGCGATATCGGTGCGCACCAGAAACAAGGTTCCGGCGCCGAAGTTGTATTGCTGTAGCATGGGTAAACTCCATCGAAGGGAAGCGCCGTCATCACGACGGTGCGGAAGCCTTGCCAAAGGGCGAGACAGGGCATTCCACCGGTTGGGCCGGGGAAATCAGGGAATAAGAATTTTCACAGGGATGATTGCTTTGGCGATGCCGTCCAGCACGCCGGAGAATTGTTCAATGTCGCCTTCGATCCAAGCATGGGACACAAGGCCGCCAAGCGTTTGAACGCCACCGACCATGGGTGGCGCGATCGCTGTTTCGAGAGCGTCGATGATATCGTTTAAGGCTTCTTCAGGATTGGCATTCGGGTCTTTGCCCACATCTGTGTAAACCCAGAGTTCAGCTGTGATCGTGCGCTTCGGCGGAAGACCGCGCACGTCGCGTGGCGGATAATGTGTTCCGACGGATTGAATGAACAGTGCCGGGAACGACGCGACCTTACTCCAGAGTTGAAGACGCCGATTGCTTGTATTGAAAGTTGTCGCTGTCAAAGCAAGGTCGAACAGCGCGGCAATAATTTCTTCGCGCATGTCTTAATCCTTAAATGCTTCGTTGAGAGCTTCGGTTAATTCCTTGGTTGCCTCTTCTCTGATTCCGGCTAAGCCGCCTCGCATGTAAGATCGTTCTTCAATATTGACCTGGCGCACATAAGGCTGCACCTGAATGCTCATGGGTGAAATAGAACGGCCAAAGGCTTCTGTAATCGTGCGTTTGTAATTTCTGACTTTGGCGCGACCGTGAGCGCCATATTCCAGCGCAGCGGCTTTGATGGCTTCGTTTTTGGTAAGTTTGCCGCCCAGCGTTACGACGCCTTTAATGCTTTCGGGATCGTTGTAAACTTTGGAAATGATTTCACTTCGTAGCTCGCCGGTTCGTTCAGGAACGAGTGAAAGCACTCTTTCGTATAAGTCTTTCGTCAATCTGACGATGCGTTGATAAAGCGCGTCATGAATTTCTTTCGGCCATTTCTCGAAACGCGCGCCGACTTCGCGGTCGCCTGTGACGATAGCGTTAAATTCCATGACGCACCTATTTATGTGGCGAGAGGCACACGGTATTTTTCAAGAACGGCGGCAATGTCCGGCGGGAATGGGCCGGTTTGCCCTGGTAATGCGCCAATCCAATAACTTTCATTGCCAACGCCAGGTTCACCCTGGGTACGCAAGAATGGGTCACGCCCGCGGGCTTTAAATCGTGCCGTCACCATGCGCAAAACGGCCATTTCAAGATCGGCAGGCGGTGTTCCGCTTCCGGCTTCAAAATACCCCGCAACATATTCAATCGTGTATTGATCCGGGCTCCAGCCGGTCGGGTAGCCGGTGTTCGGGTCGATTTTTGTCAGCCAGCCACGCGCTTCATCGACTATGTAATCGGTATCAGCAATGAGCGTATTGCTGGTATTAACCGCTACCGTATCCGTTACCGAAGTGACCGAGACTATCGGCCAGCGGGAAAGCTGGAGTTCCGGCATCATGCCGGTCACTTGGTAGGGATAGGGGTCGCGGAAGGGATAAATAACGTCCTGCACCGTTTCAATCGGAAAGACCCGATTGCAGTATTGCGCCACCATCAAAGATTGCTCCGTGATGTATCGCGCAAGCGTCGTATCACTGGATGTATCATTGGTCGGAATGGCAAGATCGTCCTTGATATTGTCGAGCGTCGTCAGGTCATAGCTTGACGCCGCGGTCAATACGGTGGACACGATCCGTACCGGCATGTCAGGCCTTTTTACGGGTCTTATAAGTGCGACCGCCTGTTGTTGACTTCATGTCTTTGTCGAAAACGCTGGCGACGGGTTTAGCGTCGCCAGCCGTAATCAATTTTTCAGCCACAGCGTCGGGCACGACACGCTTTTCACCCGCGCGCTGCGGACGCATGTCACGGGTGAATTCGACCATCTTCATGGGTTACACCGCCGCCAGTTCGCGTTCGCCGCCAAGAATGATGTCCGCCGCAACCAAGATTGCGGGCGACGTGCCTCCGGTAAAGGAGACAATCGTCACCGCGCGGATGAAGCGATTGGCGCCGCCGAGATCGATAGCGGCCGTATTCTCGGAACTAGCGGCAGTGATCGCCGCCGTTTCCTGAACGGTCGTTGTTCCGGCTTTGTAATCGTTCCATGTCGAGTTATCTGGCGAGTCCTGTAGCTTGGTCTGCACGCTGACCGCCGAAGGCGCACCGCTTTCGGCACCGACCACCTGATGCAGAACGCAGGAATTTGGCAGGTTGTGCAACTGACGGTCGATGCTGGAACCATTGATGGTTCCAGCGGATGCGCTTTCAGGAAAGACGCTCGTGATGGGTACGACATACGAGCCGATGTTATGTTGAGCAGAAAAACCCATGATTTACCTCCAAGTTTGAGAGAGTGTTTTAGAAATAACCGGCGCCTGATCGGCCTGTTATTGAATGGCCGGTGCCCAGCGAACGAACTGCAGAACGGCGCAACCGGAGTCATGCCGCAGCTGGAAGTCGTGTTCGGCAATGGCCCGGATCAGGGTCTGGTCGAACTGGAAGGCCGACACAGTATTGCCGTTGGCATCTGCATAGGTGCCTTCGCGCGATACAGCCAGTTCGAGACTCATCGAATCCAGGATCATGGTTTCGTTCATCTCAGCTAAGATAATGAACGAACAATCATGGTTCGTGCCGGTTGCATCCCAGATATTTGTCGGGATCTGGGTGGTCTTCTTGAACGGATAGCCGTAGAGCGTGCCCTTCGACAATTCGTCGCGGAAGACATAGAGACCCATCGCGTTCAGCAAACCAAACAGGTAGTTGTAGGTTCGCGGATGGAAGAACCACACACGGCGGCGATCAGGCACGTTAGCGGTATCCAGCCGGTTGATCATGCCCGTTAGTTCGTTGACGACCGTTGTTTCGCTGTAGGTTTCGTTCGACGTGATGAAGTTGCCGCCATTCTGACCAAGCAGCGGATTACCGGCAGAGCCGTTAACCGCAGCCGTTGAGTCCGCCGTACTGCTCCACACGCCCGCCGTACCCCCTTGTGATGTTGCCCACAAATTGGCAAAGCCGGTGAAGCCCATCGGTGCCGCCTGTGTGCCATCACCCAAAAGGAATGCAAGGTCTTCACGAAGCGCAATCACCTCGACAAGATCGTCACGCACCATCGCGTCGATCGCCGGATCGGCATAACGCATCAGATCGTTCGAAATCGGCACCAGTGCCGTCAGTTTCTTGAAGCTGGCGACGATCTGCCGAAGCGTCTGCTGAGACGACGCGATCTGCTGACCTTCCATACCATAGCTGGCAGTCGCCGGACTTGCCTGACCGGGCAATGTCATCGTCCCACGAGGCATCGGGATGACGCGCGGGTTTGATCCACGCACAACTGCGTTCGGACGCAGCAGTTCGATGATCTCGTTCATGTAATCAGGCGGAACGATGAAACCACCGGCTGGGCCAGTCGATGCAACCAGAGCGCGGGTGACAGGATGGCTTTCACCGTAGACTTCGGCTGAGGCCTGACGCGCGTTAAAGAGATTGCCGCCGCCATAGGCCATCATCTTGGCTGCGCCACCGATGACAAGGCTTCGCTCTTTGACGTATTTGTCAGTTTCGACTTTGGCCGCTACTTTCCCTTCCGCCGTTTCTTGTCCGGCAACCGGCTGCGCGGTGCTTGCGGAGAGCATTTGCGCTTCTTTGGCACGAGAAATTTGCGCGTCAAGATCGGTGACGGCTCGTTTCTTTGTTTCATAGTCCGCTTGCTCGGCTTCGGTGAGAGTAGCTTTTTCGGCAAGTGCCTTGAATTCATCGAAGGCGCGTGCCCGCAGTTGCAACAGTTCGGCGATTTTAGACATATGTAGGGCTCCATCTTAGAGGGACAGGCCGTCATCGCGACGGTCTATAACGCCTTGCCCAAGGGCGGGTGGGGGCATCAAACGGCACATCTTCGGCGCCGTCTGAAATCAGCTTTTCCGGGACAAGGCTTTCAGTTCAGCTTTGCGGCGGCGATAATCGGCGTTGCGCTTATCGTCGTCGTCCTCGTGACCGTCGCCGGCGGAAGTTTCTGTGTCGTCTTCTTCGTCCTCTTCCGATGGTGCGGGCGGCTTGGTATTTTTCATAGCCGCGCGGACGCAGCGTTGGCAGGCCTTTAAGGATCGGCCTAATGAGCGATGAGCGTCTTTCGCATCCTCATGGAGATCAGCAATATCCGGGCCAGAACTGTTGTCGCCGTCGCTCTGTTCCTCGATTTCGTTCATGTGATCGCCAAGCTGCTTGTGGCGTTCCATGGCGCGTTCAAGATGGTCTTGCGCATCATCGAGTTGCTTTTTGGTTGCGGCGGAAAGTTTCTTTCCTGCGCGTGTCTGTGTAGTCATGGCGTTTCTCTCCTGTGTTTGTGCCCGTGCTGTTACCGCCGCGCCTGGATCGGCAGGCACAGAGCAAAATGAAACTTCCAGCAGCTCCCACTTCGTAAAGCGTTGGCCGCCGCGCGGTTGTTTTTCATCGAGAGGTTCGGCATCGATAACGTCGAAGCCGACAGACACACCCGACACAATTCCGTTTTTGACGAGGCCGCGCACTTCGTCAGCCTTCGGTGAAATACCGTTGGGCGCAAAGGTTATGCGGGCACGAATATTGTCGCTGGCTACTGCGATCTCGCTGGCGCGACCGACCGGCACATCCGGATTGTGCTGCCAAAGAACAATCGGGTTGGCTTGGTAATTTGTCAGATCGCAGCCGGAAGGCTCCAAAATGTGACCATCGCGTGCCAAGGCCGAAGTCGAGATAATGACTTCAACCTCGTTTTCGCCCAGCGTGTTGATTTGTGCCGAGACGGCCGCGCGTATCATCGTCATGAATTATTCTCCGGAAATTACAGTTCGCCTTGCGGGTCGAGTTGCGGATCGGGATCACCGCTCGTTGCAACGCCGGGTTCTGGCAAGGTGCCGCTATCAGGACGTCCGGCTCCATCCGGTGCAGTGCCGGTCATATCGGAGCCAAGGGCTGCGGTATTGGCGGGCACCATCAGTTTGTCGCCACCTTCCATTGGTGGCAGTCCTTCGGATCGGCGAACTTCGTTAGGTGTCAGGATGCCGGTGAGGACTCCAAGGCGTGCCGCGTTGTAACGGGTCATGATGTCGGCGCGGAGCAATTGACCTTCGTCAAAATCGACTTCAATACCTTCATCGCCGAGACCGAAAACTTGAGCAAACTTTTGTTCGGCGATGACAAGATCGGGCATCACTGTGTGGTTGACGTAGGCTTGCTCCTCTTCGGCGGGCGTAATTTTGGAAGCGCCGCCGCCAATCACGCTGAGGCGGCTTAAAGGCACATCATAAAAACGGGCGATATCGGCGATCTGCAAATTGCGCTGTTGGATAAATTCGAGATCGACGGACGTCAGCTGCACCTGCTGCCATTCAACGCCTTCTTCAAGCACCGCTGTCTGGCCGACATTCTGAAGACCGCCGGTAAAGGACTGCCATTGCTGTTTCAAGCGCATGGCGGCAGGTTCCGACAGCCGCGTTTTGGCTTTCAGCACACCAGAGGGGCGGGCACCATTACCAACCCACCGAGAAGCCTGTTGTTCAAGCCCCATCGCAAGGCCGATGGCGTCGCGGGCAAGTCCGATGGTCGACGTGCCGACCAGTGAATTGAAACTCATGCCCCGGAGGTGGAACATATCCTCTTCAGGAACGGCCACAGGCATATTGCGCAGCATGGCGATCTGCCAGAGGCCGATACGGTTGACGTTGTAAAAAATCGAGCCGTCCGATGCCTCAAGAACCATGACGGCATCGGGATTGATCGGTATGAGTTCGACAGGGTTGCCGCGGCGATCACGCAGTATGGCGGCGTAGGCGTTGCCCCGCAAAAGATAGCCATTCATCATCTGTTGCCAGAATTCGAACCAGGTCTGCTGGCGGTTCGGTCTGGCGAAAAGTTTGGCGATAACATGATCTTTGACGAGATCGCGTCCGCCATTCTTGTTCGGCACAAACAAACGTGGCGTACAACGGGCTACGTCTTTGGAGCGGATCGATACGCAGGCATAGACGGCAGACACCGCCATCGCCGTTGCCTGAGAGATCATCAGGCCCGATGCGCTTGGCACCGAACCAAGTGGCGGGATCATCCCGTATGACGGTACACCGGCAGAGGCGCGCGTTTGCTTTGGCGCGAAGGCTCGGCCAAGCGCGCTGAAGATGCCGGGCAATTTCATTTAGATCAACAAAAGGCCGCGGTCTTCATAGATCGAGCCGCCTTGTGCAGTCTGCATCCTACCGATTGCCATGATTGCCGAGACAATCGCGTCAATTTTTTCCGACGAGCGTTCTTTATCGGGTTTTTCGTTTCCGGCAGGATCACGACGCACCGAAACATTTGAAGCGCACCATGACGCGACAGGATTACCGCCATGCTGTAAAGTACGGCCAATTAAAAGGCGCATCAGTTCGGCGGCGGCTGGCCCCATGCTGATAAAGCCCTGACCGAATTCAACCATGGTGACACCTTCGTCTTGAAGATTACGGACAAGTTCACCGGCAAAGGTGCGGTCATAGGCAATCTCGGTAATATTGAATTTGGCGGCCAGCGACAGAATTTCGGTTTCAAGAAATTTGAAGTCCGTGGTGTTGCCTTCAGTCGGAATCAAAAAGCCTTTGTCGCGCCAGACGGTATAAGGCGCGCGGTCACGACGGACGCGCCGCAAAATATCCTCTTCCGGACACCAATGCCGCCAGATCACTTTGACTTTTTCGTTTGGCTCTTCCGGCGGAAAGACAAGCGCCAGCGACGAAAGATCGTTGACACGGGCAAGATCGAGGCCGCCATAACATGGCCTGCCGACAAGCTCATCCTCGTTGATCGGTTCGGCGCCATCGGCCCACACGCCCATATCGATCCAGCGCGTGACTTGTTCCGTCCATTCGTTGAGGCGAAGACGGCGGATCGCATTTTGCTGTGCGGGCATTTCGCGCGCTTCGTCGACCTGGCGTTTCAGATCTTCGACTTTGACCGTTATGCCAAGGCTCGGATTAGCCTTGATCCAGACGTCGGGGTTTGTCCAATCATCTCCAGGGTCTATCGTCGCAATAAAGGCGAACCAGCTATCGGCGGCTTCACGCGGCACAGTGCCTTCGAGAACCTTGATCGAAAATTCGTGATGCTGAAAACAGACTGACTGGCGGTTATATCCAGCCGTCGTGATTTCAAAAATCAATGGCTCGCGCCGTGCTCCAGTCGCGGTGTTGAGTTTTTGTATGATTTCGGCATTCGGATGCTCATGCACTTCATCGACGGCGGCAAAATGAACGTTGAGGCCATCCATTTTTGTGGCGTCCGCCGATAAAGGGCGAAACCAAGATGAGGTCGGGATCACCGCAAGGTTATTGACGGTGCGCGTTATCCGCGCCCGCAAAGGCGGGCTGGCATCGACCATGCGTTCGGCTTCGCCGAAAATAATTCTTGCTTGGTCACGAGTTGTTGCCGCGGCATAGACATGGCTGCCAAGTTCACCGTCCGCGACTAAGGCATAAAGCGCAGTGCCAGCCAAAAGCACCGATTTTCCGTTCTTGCGCGCGACTTCGACGTAAGAGGTTCGGAAGCGCCGCAGACCGTCCAGTTTTTTCCAGCCATAGAGCGAGCCGATGACAAAGATTTGCCAAGGCAATAGCTCAAATGGCTGGTCAGCCCATTCGCCAGTCGAATGCCGCAAATGGCTGAAAAAGGTAATCGCGTGTAAAGCCGCAGCGCCGTCCCACACTAGGCCGCGCTCTTTGCCGTTCTTCAGATCATCGAGATGACGTTTGCAGGCAAGTTTGACAAGTTTGCCAGCCGTTATTTTGCCTTGAATGACGGTGCGTGCGTAGGTTCTAACCGGGCAAGGGATTTTCTTGCGTGGTTTTTTCTTTTCCTCATTTGCCACGGTTCAAAAACTCTTCGAACGGATCAACAGTGTCGCTTTGCTGTTCCATGCGAATACGCGAACGCGAGGATGGAGTTAGGCCAAACTCGCTTTCAATCTGCGCCATCTGCATCATGCATTTGTTAGCGACAGCCAGAAACGGGTTCTGGATAATATTTTCACCCGTGGTTTTGACTATGGGGCCGCGGCGTTTGATCTCGGCTTCGGCGTCCAGCCAGCGGCACCAGACGATGCAGTAACGCGAGATCGCACCGGCATCGAGTTCGGTCATCACACCGTACTTTGCCAGCATCGCGGCCATGGATTTGAATTTGGCCTTGGCGCGTTCGTCGAGATGTTCCGGCGGTTCCGGCACGATCAAGGGCGGCTTCAACTCATTCGGGTTCAAGCGATGGGGCCGGGCAGTACCTTTGACCAGCTTGAGATGTGTTGGCAGTGGTTTACGTCCCGACATGACTTACACCTCCGGGACAGTTTATCAGGCCGCCCGGATGATCAATGTAAGCCGGTCTTAAAAGCCGAGGCTCATTTGACTGATTTCATCCAAGCGGATGATGCCATTGATTAACCAGGTGTCGGGATAAAGCGAATGCGTTCCCATAGCGAACACCATGCCCTTATTCGGATATTCCTCACCGAATACACGCTGCATGTTCTCAAGCGCTGACTGTTCGCCGTAATGACGGCTCCAATTGAAAAACGTGGCGTCTGTTTCCCAATCCTGGCAAGTGCCAGTGCGTTCGCCGTCATCCGTGACATAATTGTATTTGAAAAGGTATGGGCATGGCTCGTAAGGGATAATCTGAACCGTATGAAATAGATCGGACTGCGAAGCGATGTTTTTGAATTTCGCCCGCTCTTCTTCCAACGCCTCGGCCGACTTTCTTTCAATCGAAAATTTTAAATCCCTTGGGCGCAGCAAGGCCAGTGACTTCCCATCCGCTTTTACTTTGTTGATAGAACCGACTTCAAGGCGCTGCAGAAAACTGAGCCGCTCTCTTTGTTTCAGTTCGCCGATGACTTCTATGGACTCGTGATCGACACGCATACTTTCAGGCCGCGTATCATCATCCGGTTTTTTCCAGCGAAAGCGAATACGATCCCACCGGCGAAATTGTTTGGCCTGGTCGAGTGTGCGAAAAGTGACGGGATAGAGCCTGACCCATTCGCCCGCATCATTGACACCGGCGCAGCAAACGGTTTCGCCGTGTTTCTTGCCGACTTGCGGTGACGCTTTGACGAGAATGATAGCTTCGGAAGTGCCTTCAAAATTGGACATGACCAGACCGGAGGAAAAATTTAGGCGGCGATTCTGCCGACCCGAACATCCTGAACGGCAAGAGGGGTTATCGTCAATCCCGTCATGTTAGAAAGATGATCAGCAACGATGGTGCGATGGCATTTTTCAGGGTCGGCTTCAAAGCACATGAGACAGGCCCGGTTGCCGCGCACCAGCTGCGATGCTGTATCCAAATCTCTGCCGGCTACAGCGGAGCGCATGTGTTTGCCGAAAATCTTTTCGAACAAAGCATAATTACCTGAACGCGCCGCTTCACGGCCTTCCTTCGGATCGCCAAGGCCGCGCAGATGGACATATTCAATGCCCCATGAACGCAGAACTTCAGCCAACTGGTTTTTCGAGAAGCCTTTTTTGCGGGACAATGGTATGTCGCGGACATCAATCAGAAGATCGACCGAGGCGTGTTTAAGCGCCGCAACGAATTGTTCAATCGTCGCGCCTTCATAGCCAATGGTCGAAATCGTCCGTTTCATGCCGCCTCCAGTCTTTTCACCGTACAGACTATTACGGCCGGAGTGAAGATTTTCTTAATAATCTGTCAATCTTTCGGCTTTGTTGTCGATAAACTCTTTCCAGCGCTGCACAATCACGTCGATCGCATAGGTTCCGCCGTGACAGAATTTTCGGGGCCAAGGGATTCCAGCGTGGCGGTGAGGCCGGTATAGGCTTCCCAGCGTTTGACGATCACGTCGCAGAATTTGGGATCAAGCTCGATCGTGCGACAGGAGCGGCCCAGCTTCTCACTCGCGATGAGCGTGGTACCGGAGCCGCCAAAACAATCGAGGATGATATCGCGGCTCTTGCTGCTGTTGCGGATGGTGCGTTCCACAAGTTCGACCGGCTTCATGGTCGGGTGCAATTCCGAAACTTTTGGCCGCGCGATTTGCCAGAGATCAGACTGTTTGCGATCGGCAATCGGATAAAGGCGCGGGGCCTTATTGTTCCAGCCGTACCAGATCGGCTCGTACTGCGTGTGATAATCTTTGCGCGATAATACCAACTGATCCTTTGCCCAGATAACGGTGCTTGACCAGTGGAAATTGCTGGCTCTCAAGGCTTTATCAATCACCGGCCATTCTTGCGCGCTCATCACCAGATAGATGCTTGCGCCAGGTTTTGTGGCGGCGAACAGGCTGCCGGCAATATCCGTGCAAAAGCTTTCCCATGCATCGGCGTCCATGCAGTCATTCATAATTTTGCGCGGACGATAGCCCTGGCGGTTGCCTTTTTCGACATCGCCATAATTCACATTCCATGGCGGATCGGTAAAAACCATATCGGCGAGAGCGCCACCCAGAACTTTTTCGATATTCGCAAGGCTGGCGCTGTCGCCGCAAAGCAAGCGATGATTGCCGAGCACATAGACATCACCCAATCGGGTCAAAGGCTCGATTGGTGTTTCCGGCACCACATCATCTTCGGTAAGACCTTCGGCGGCATCATCGCCGAGATATTTTGTCAGTTCCTCACCATCGAAGCCGGTGAGATCAAGATCAAAACCGAACTCTTCGAGATCACGTAATTCCAGCGAGAGAAGTTCTGCATCCCACTCCGCCCAATTCGCCGAACGGTTTGCCAGAAGGCGAAAGGCTTTGATTTGCGCGTCGGTGAGATCATCGGCAAGAGCGACGGGAACTTCTGTCAGGCCGAGATGAAGCGCCGCTTTCAAACGCAAATGTCCGTCGATCACGGCACCGTCCGATTTTGCGATGATCGGAATTTTGAATCCGAATTCCTTGATCGACGCGGCCATTTTATCGACAACGGAATCGTTTTTGCGCGGATTGCGCGCGTAGGGAATAAGCCTTGTGACAGGCCATGTTTCGACCTTCAACATAGCCCCCCCCTCTCTATTTTGGCCACGGATGCGTGTGACCCCAAATCGCTCGCACTATTGAAATGTCTATGTTTTTAAACCCCGCCGGCTGTGCAGGCGGTTGTGACACCCGACATGAATTGCGCGAAGGTTTGACGGATCGTCCGAGCCGCCGTCGCGCTTGTCGATCAGGTGATGGGCGGTGTTGGCGCCGGGCTGGCCGCAAAGATGACAGATGCCGCCGTCACGGGCGACGATCCAGGCCGCCAGCTTTCGCCATGCCTGGGTTCCATAACTTCGCGCAACTTTATCGGGCGGAATACGCTGCTCTGGTTGCCATCCGAAAGGGCGGTGCAGCGGCGGTTTCCAGGGCATATCGTATCAGCGCCGCTCCTATCGCTTGCTAGGAATCGTCTACACACCGCCTTCCTGGAGTCCGTTTGACTCAGGAATGGTGGTGTTAAAAACCGCGATTTTGAAGGGAAAAAGCAAAAAAGCCGCTGCAGGAGTGTTGCAAGCGGCTTTGTTTGGCTTCGTTCGCACCAAGTGCAAACTTAACGAAAACATATCAGAAAAGAAGGTATCGTCAAGCACCAATTTTAAAAAAAATGAAATTTAATTTGATCCCTTGTCGGTGCGCCAGAGTTTGGCGAGAACGACCAGACCACGCAATAATGTTTCCCAGCGATCGGATGTATGGGCCGGTTCATCCATACCGCAGATCGCCCTCACGGCTACGGCCTGTGCCGGTGAAAGAACTTTGTGCGCTTCGGCCAGAAGCCGCTCGGAATGTATTTTGGCGTTAAGCTTTGAAATCTCGTCGGCCCGTCCACTCGACGCATGGTCGTCGGTCTTTATCCCGAAAACATGAAACAAAAAGGCTGCCCGATATATCCAGGCTGCATCGAAAAGTGAATCCGACATTTTTTCCCGCCGCTTCCACATATCGAGCTGGCAAGTAATCATGGCGCGATCACGCTTAAACAGTGCCATGCCGTTAGGCCCATAGACTACCTCGGTTTTAATTTCTCCAAAATGTTGTTTGCGTTCCGGTGTAGCGAAATCACCGTAACGGATGGCGGCGGTTTTCTTTTTATTTTTGCGTTTCGATTTAGCCATGGGACGCCCCCACGCTTCTCGAAAACACTGTCCCGCTGCTGTCCCATGCCGCATTGTCCCACATTATTATTTCTATTTTATTAGTAATTTTGAAGTTGGGACGATGGGACGTTCTTTTCTTGTATGCACATACGCGCATGCGCGCGCGCATGTGCAGCGCAGCATAAATCTGTCCCGAAATTCCGGACGCAGATTCACGATGCCGATTCAACAGTTTCAGCGGGACGATCACTTCAGGGACGCTCATGGGACACCTCCGGGACGGGACACTCAAATTAGTTAAAATGCGAAGTAATTTGCGGTTATGGGGGCTCCGGGGGATCGGGGTCGAGGGCAGGCAAAAGATCGGGCGGGATCAACAGCCCGCGAATTTTGAGGCCGCCGACACGTACCGGATGACGCGATGGCTTTGCGCCAGCCAAACGCATCAGCGAAAATCTCCAGCCGCCGCCTGACCAGGCGGTTGAGAGATAAACGCGGTTAAGCTGGGTGTGGGAATTCGGGACAAACAAAGTTCCGTCCGACATGAGGCGCAGCCCGTAACTTTCGAGCAAGCCCTCATGCGTGAAAGGAGCCTGACGTTCCTTGGCGATAATTTGTCCAAGCGTCATACGCCTTCCATCGCGGATCGCTTCACAAGCCGAATCCAGAAAATGCCGAAGGCACAGCTGGCCGTCGCCGCTTTCGTCATCTTCGATAAAGATTGCTTTGAGGCGCTGACCTAACTGTTCGACCAGCGAACGCGCGGCATCCGGGTGTGGAACCGTGTCTTCTAAAAGCATCGAACGTCCTGCCAACAAAGTGGAAAACAGATCAGCTTGCCTGCCATCACAACCCTTATCGAGAAGAAGCTGGCGAAACAGCTTTGTCGCTTCCACAAAGCGATCGACACCAAGAATGGCGCGCGCTCTCAGGCGTGCACTTCGCTTGCCGGCAACATCGATAAAGTGATCGATGTCTTGGGCAGCCGTTCCCGTGCTATTCGGTTTGTTGATCGAAATTTGAATAATTCGACTGCGATCTTGGGGTTCCAGGGGCGGCGGGTTGATGGCGAGCACCATGACGCAGCCGGTGACGATATAGCTTTGCGCCACGCCAGCCGATGAGCCGCGCGCGATACGCGCACCGGGGCCACCCGACAAAAGACGTAAGAGCTTTATCACTTGCGACATGCGGTGCGCTGTCGAGCCATCGCTGCCTGGCTCTCCTTCATCAAGACATAATGCGCGCGCTTCGTTCACAAGCGATTGGCGCAGTCCGGCCTCGGTGTAATTGTTGAGCGACATGCCTTGTGCGCCAAGGCACGCCATCATGAGTTCGCCGAGTTTTGTTTTGCCGCTGCCACGTTCGCCGATGACAAAGGCATGCGCCCGCCATAGTGGAAAGCCGCCAAGGAGCGACGCACCCATGAAACCAAACAACAAATCGGCATCGATGGGATCGACAAAATTCCAAGCATTGAACCACTGCCGAAGTTCTGCAGCTTCAATAGCGGTCAAGGGATTATTAAAATCGGGACGCTCAAGCGCGGCGCGAGCCGAGTAAATGGCGCCGCCAAATTGCTGACCGGGCGGCAACCATTGATTTTGATACCAGATCGCATCACCGCTATGCAGGATGGGCAATTCGCCGACACGCCAAACGCCGGGGCCGCGTCCGGGCGTGTTGGGATTGTAAAGTCCGCGGTCATGGCAGGCGCGCATAAGAGCAACGCAAGCATCCGATCCTTCAAAGCGCGAAAAATCTTTCTGACCCTTGCGCGTCGTGGCTGGAAAATTGCGGCACAGCCAATCGATGCGGCCGCCGAATATGCTCACGAGGAACTTGTCGGTAAAATCGCGCGGCGACAGACGCCGCACTTCGCCCGACGGCGAGATAAAATAATAATTGCCGTCTAGCGTGCCGAGCGCCGTTACCGGGCATGGATCATCGGCGCTTAGTTGTCCGGAATCCGTTTCGCTGCCCTCGATCGCTTGTCCATGCGAGAGGAGGACTTTGGCGTCTTTGACGGCCTTGGCGATTTTATCCTCTTGCGACATGGACATGAGCCTCAATTTCAGGAAACGGCTGATCAGGATCAGGGAGCGGTAAAAACAAGACGCACCCCAGGCGGCGTTTTTTGCCGTAAGGGGGACGGGGGAAAAACTTAAGGGACCGGAAACGAGAAAAAGCGGCGTGAGCGGCAAACCGAAACCCGACCGGTGGCAGAGAGCGAGGCTTGCCATGGGGTGATCCTACTCGCCACGCAGCACATCATTAAAATCCTTGCCCGCCGGTGCCGGCGCTTCGCGCACAATGTGACCGCGGCTGATATGCGCATCCGCAGCTTCACGCACCACGCGCGCCGCCATGCGCGGGTCTTTGTTGTCGCTATCGGTTGCAAGAACGATTTCGGTAACGGATCGCGGCACTGGCGCTTTCAAATTACCGAGCGTCATTGCTGACCACACGCCGTAATCGGGACAAGATTGCATCAGCGACAAAGCTGTCTCGATGCCTTCGGCGATGATGAGTTTGTTGCCTTGCGGTTCCGAGAGCTGGATGAAGGAGCCAAAGCAACTCGCCAGCATGCGCTTGACGCCGCCTTCTGAAACGGTGGCCTGATCGCTGCCATCTTCCGCAAGATAGGTACGGTGAATCCCGGTAAATTTACCGTTCATATCAGTTGCGGCTCCGACCATCGCCGGTAATCGCTGACGTGTCGGCTCATGCAGCAAATCGGGATGAAAACGCAGGACGCTCGGCACCTTGTCTTCAAAAATAAGACCGCGCGCATAGAGATAGCGTTCTACAAGTGTACCCGTCGCTGGTACAGCTTCATTCCAGATCTGGCTGGCGCGGTGGAGATAACGCTGCGCGTCGTAATCATTGGGCGGCTTGGCTGGCCCCGCATTGTGAACTGTGGTGCGGATGAGACGCTGCTGAGTCAAAGGCCGGGTGACAGGTCGCTGCAGCGACATCTCGACGGCTTGCCTGAAACTCACCTGATGCACATGCATAAGCCACGAAAGTGCATCGCCATGGGCGCCGCATCCGTAGCAATGGTAAGTGGCTCTCGCCGGGGTCACCGTAAAGCTCGGCGTTTTTTCGGTGTGGAAGGGGCAAAGTCCTTTCCAGTTTACGCCTTCGCGTTTGAGCTGGACTCGTTGCATAACCAGACCGGCAAGATCGTGTCTGGCCTTCGCCTCTGCAATCTCTTGTGCCGAAAATGAAGGAGCTTTCATGAGCGCCTCCATGATCCAGTCGTTATTCTTGTGTTTGCGGCGGACGCAATTGTCCCCGCAAGTATTGAGCGTTCCGTCATGGTCATACCTAAAGCTAGTTTTCAAAAAGCTTTTCCTGGCCCGACGGTTCGCCTCTATAAGGCGCTAACCGGAAAAAATGAGGGGGTAACCCAGTCGCTTTGCGGAGGGGATATTTGCCTAATTGGCAAAAAAGATCAACCAAAAAAAGGTAAGAATAAGAAAAACATTTTACAGGTAATTACTTGCTTGATATTGGTTGTCCTAATCTGATAGAAGCGTCTTGCGATTTTATGGGTTATAATGCATTTAATTAACTAGTTTACGTGCATGCTGCACGCTTGGGTATGGAATTAGGTATGAAAAACAACGTCAGAAAGCTTCGAATTGCCGCCGGCTTTGAGCCGAAGGATTTTGCCGCAGCGGCAAATATATCGGTCTCTTTTTTGAGCCGGATCGAGCGCGGTGAGCGCGGCCTTTCCATGGAACTTGCAGCTGATTTTAGCCGCATCCTCAAATGCGATGCGAACGAGCTTGTGCCGATGAATTTTGGCCATAAGCTTCCCGCCGAGGCCGACATGAATACGATGACAGTCGTCGTCGGTGCCGTCCTGGAAGCGATTGAAGAGGCTAAAATCAAGGTCTCTCCTGATGAAACCGGTGCTATTGCCAGCTTTATGTATAATCAGGCGATCAACTCAAGTTTGACGGTGATGCAGATTCGTGAAATCAGCAAAACCCTCATAAAAGCTCGTAAAAAGAACCTGAAAGCCGAACCCCTAGTCGTTTACCCGCGTAAAAAATCCAGCGCTAAATAACGACGTTTTGCCTAATCTTGTTGTCAAATTGGCAAATATTATGGTTAAATATTCTTTAATTCTGGCAAAAAGTGCGCTTTAATAAACGGAAATAAACGCTTATTTACCATTATTATCAATATTATGCTAATGAAACTATAAATCCTCTCAATTGAGTTGACTATTTTGCCAAAATGGCAAATTATGGTGACGAAATTGACGAGGAAAAAATGGCGATCATCCATTATCTCAACCGCCCGACAAAGACCTACATGGCGATAGCGCGTCAGCAAATTCTGACATGCTACAGCCTTGTAAAACAGGGCCGCGATATCGATGCCCTGAAGAGCGCCAACCGCGCGGTCGTGGCTTTTGAAAAGGCCATGAGCCTTTCAACGGAACCCGGACATACTTTCCTCTTCACGCCTTCACCGTCACATCAGCCGAGCAGGGTCACGCATGTCGGCTAGTGTTGCCCTCAAAATGAAAGACGATGCGCCTTTCGGTGCCGCCAAGGCGTTCGTCTTTCACCCTGCGGGTAACAGCAACCGGCCGCGCGTTACAAAACCGCGCAGGCCAGCGATGCGTCCGAATGTATCGCCGGAAGGGATGCGTAACCTGGCGCAGCGCCTTGAGGTGGCCGATGGCTGCTGGCAGGAAGTTTGGAAAGCGCATTGCAAACGGAATTCAGATCAGGACGGTTCTGACGATGCCGTTCTGTTGGCAAGCTTTGCTTGCTTTATTCACACCGTCATCGACGACCGCAATCTATGCGGTCGAGTGCTGCATTATTTGAATGAGAAGTTAGAAGCCGAAAGTGCCGACCGGCAGGAGCCGGTGAAATAATGATGTATTGCTTAGGTATCATACGCAAACTCATGCGTCCTCTTCGCCAGAAATGGCGTTGGTGGATGTTGGGTGCGTATGATGCACGATAAAGGCAATCCTCTAAGCCCTCTGGTGCTGACCATCGACCAGGTCGCGGAGCTACTGCAAGTAGCTCCTTCGGTCGTGGGAAGGCTAAGAAACCAGCGCAAAATAGCCTACGTCAAAATCGGCGGGGCGCTTCGCTTTCACCTTCCCGACATCGAGGACTACATACGGAGGGCAAAACAGCCATGCCAAAACTTAGACGCGCACCCTGGATCGGACGGGAAAAAGGACAGCCCAACTATTGCATCTACTGGTACGACGAGTGTTCAAAACGGGTTAAGCGACGCAGCAGCGGCACTTGCGATCGCATCGAAGCTGAAAAAGAACTCGGCCGCTTCCTGATTGAAAAGGCCTATGAGGCCAAGGCCAGCCAGCAACCTATCCTCACGCCAGATAAATATCTGATCGCAACCGCTCTTCGCTGGTATGTGCAAGAGCGCGGCGAGGAATTGGCGAGCGCTTCATTCACAGGCCGCGCCGTCGAGAACCTGATTAAGTTTTTCGGGCCGAACTGCACCGTGGCGCACATGACGCCGCAATTGGCGAAGCGATATGTGAAAGAACGCACTCGCAAGGTTAGGTTCTATAAAAACTCCGATGGTGAAACGGTCAGAGTCAAAAACGATGCGCCGCTGTCGACATCGACGATCAAACGTGAACTCGGCATTTTATCCACGGCGCTGAACCATGCCGTTGCGGAAGGGCGATTGACATCAGCGCCAAAAATACCGCTGCCTCCGGATGCGCCGAATAAAACGCGCTATCTGGAGCGAGAAGAAATCGAGCTTCTGCTCAGTAACTGCATAGAGTCTCACGTTAAACTTTTCGTGCTGCTGGCGATCAATACCGGAGCGCGCAAAGGAGCTATCCTTGATCTAAACTGGGCGCAGATCGATTTTAACAACAAGATTATCCATCTGAATCCTGAAGGCCGGCAGCAAACGAATAAAAGACGCGCCATCGTGCCGATCAGCGAGGCATTGATGACCGCACTCAACGATCAAAGGCAGGAACTTAAAAAGCTGCAGGAAGAGGCCGCGGCTGCCGGTGAACCGATGCAGATGTGTCCCTATGTGATCAGCTATCGAAACGGGCCGATCGCCAATATTAAGGTCGGTTTCCGTATGGCATGTGAGAGAGCCGGTTTAGTGGGCGTTACGCCTCACACATTGCGCCACACGGCGGGTTCGCTGATGGCGATAGCCGGTGTCGATCTTTTCCTGATCGCGCGGCTGTTGGGCCATAGCGTTCAAAAGACGACTGAACTTTACGCGCATTTGCACCCGAATTATCTGCGGGGAGCGGTGAGTGTTTTGAGCGCAGCGACGCCGAAGATGCGGCTGTATCAAGTCGAGTAA